GTTGACGGCCCCACTGGTGTTACAGGTGCCACAGGAGTGATAGGCATTACAGGAGCTACTGGTGCTACTGGCGTTGCTGGTGCGACTGGAGCCACTGGTGTTGCCGCGATCGGCGGCAGCACGGGTCAAGTACAGTACAACAATGCCGGTGCATTTGGTGGCGCTAGCGATGTAACCATTCACGACGGCGATCTTGTTCTCGCTGACAACGCCACCATTACGACGCCAACGTCAGGCGTAAAGATCACCTCGCAGTCCATCGCTGGGCGATCTACACCGCTCTTCAAGAACAGCTCCACATCGGCCGCTGCTGCACTGCAGCCGACATTTGCTCAGAACCGCATGAGCATCTGGCAGGGCGCCTGTGGATCGAACGCTCCTGTCGTCATCGGCACCGCCACGCTCACTGCCACAGGCACCGCAACATCCGCCAACGTCGCCACCACCAACAGGCAGACGCGAACGCAGCGCCTTGAGTATCTCGTCACCACCGCAGCCACTACAGCGGTTGCGGGCTGGCGCTACCCCAACCTCGGCTGGACGGTCGGCGGCGCTGCTGCGGATGAAGGCGGCTTCTTTTATGTCTGCCGCTGGGGACCAGCCACCGGCGTGGCAACAACCACGAACCGTGCCTTTGTCGGCATGGCCAACACTACTGCCGCGCCGACCGACGTTGAGCCGAGCACGATCACCAACATCGTCGGCATGGGCTGGGACGCAGCAGACGCCAACATCCAGATCATGCACCGGGGCACTGCTGCAATCACCAAGGTCAACCTCGGCGCCAGTTTCCCCGTGCCAACAACAGACCGCACCAAGGCTTATGAGCTGGTGATGTTCTCACCCCCCGGCAGCACGCAGTCGGTGAGCTACACCGTGACCGATCTCGGCACCGGAGCCACGGCCTCTGGCACGATCAACACCAACATGCCAACCACCACCACGCTCCTGGCCCCGCGTGGCTGGATGAGCGTTGGCGGCACCAGCAGCGTCATCGGCATCGCCCTGATGAGCTGCTACCTGGAGACCGACTACTGATGTAAACTGATGAGCGTCATACGGCTCATCATGGCAAAACCTCGTTTGCATCTAATTGGCATCTTTCACACACAAGCAACAAGCCAATATTCTCATTGTGCATTCACAGGTAAAGCTATGCGCTTTCCTAAGATGATGCAGGCGTATGGCTATGACGTGATCGAGTACAGCAACGAGGGAAGTGAAGCTGGTGCAACAGAGCACGTACCAATCCTGACCGAGAAAGAATTCAAGAAGTTTTACGGTGATCGGAAGAAAACCGACTTCCATGGCAACGATGCAACCATTGGCAGCGAAGGGCATCAAGCATTTGAAGAACGTTTAATTGTTGAGATGCGTAAACGCCTGGAGCCACATGACATTATTTGTCATCCCTTCGGGCACGCCCATCAAATTCTCATGGAGAAGTTCCCCACTCATCACCATGTAGAAACGGGGATTGGGTATCCGACTTTGATGCCGAACAGTTTTCGGATCTTCGAGTCGTACGCCTGGATGCATTACCACCAGGGACAAGAAAAAAGGCAAGGCAAAAACTACGAATGGGTTGTGCCTAATTACTTTGAATTGTCTGATTGGGATCCTTGTTACGAAGAAGGAGAATATCTTGCATTCCTTGGACGCATCTGTTCGGTCAAAGGGATGGACACCATTAAGGAGTTGGCAAGCCACAGTCCATGGCCAATTGTAATCCACGGTCAAGGTGATCCAACCCCCTGGAGCCATCCGAACATTAAGTACGGCGGTCCGTTGGTAGGTCGTGAGCGGTCTGATTTCTTAGGTAAAGCACGTGCAGCTTTGATGCCAACTAATTTCACTGAGCCGTTCGGCGGCAGTGGCGTAGAAGCAATGTTGTGCGGCACTCCGTTAATTGCAGTTGATTACGGAGCCTTTACTGAAACTATCATCGAAGGTTACACAGGTTTTCGCTGCCATACTCTCCAAGATTGGATTGACGCTATCCACGCAGCAGGTGACCTCGATCGTGAAGTAGTTGCAGCCACTGCCAGGTTTCGTTACAGCCTGGAAACCTGTGGAGCAAAATATGACAAGATCTTTAAAACAATCGATGCTCTTCACCACGCGGGTTGGTATCAGTTACGAGAGCCGTCCAGGATTGACTACAATCACCTCGATGCCGAAGAACGTCCATTTGCAAAGCGACTCACAAGTTGGATTGGGGAGAATCTTCATCCCACACATGTACTAGATCTTGGTTGCGGGCCAGGTACTTATGTTGATTGCTTTACTGACCTTGGAATTGATTGCATTGGTTACGACACTGATTTGCGTGTCGAGAATCAAGATCGCCTTCTTTGCAAGAGTCTTTTTGATCTTGAGCATTCTGCACCTGTCGTCTTATGCATGGAAGTGGCAGAGCACATTGATGGGTCCGAAAATCAGCGGATTGTTGACACAATGCATCAAGCACTGGAACCTGGCGGCGTGTTAATTTGGACCGCCGCTAAACCAGGCCAAGGTGGCGTTGGTCACATTAACTGTCAAACCAAAGACTATTGGGAACTACTACTTGAAGATACAGGGTTGATTCGTGACCAGGAAATTGAAGCCCAGTTAATTTCCTTTATTGAGAAGGGTTATCATATGGGTTGGTTCCTTCAAAACCTTTTGGTGTTTCGTAAGCCATGACCAACACACCAGGCTTTGGCGATGTTGTTGACTCCACTAAAGCTCCAAGTGAAGAACAACTCACACGCCGTCAATATGGATTCAGCTCCGTTTATTACGACGGATCTCCCACTGTTTACAAAACTGGAGATGTAGTCAACTTGCCCTACGAGGCAAATGAACTATCCTCCATGGAATCACTTGGCCTTGCTTGGGCAGCATACGCAGAAGGCATACTGCCCGAAGACTGATACCTTAGGCTGCCGTAGCAGCAACCTCCAGTTTGTGGAGGTGCTTACGTACTGCTGCTACGTTCCAACGATAGGTGTCGCGTGAACGTGTATCAGGAAAGGCAGCGTAGTGGGGGCCAAGCCTCAGTGTGCCGTCATCGCGGTACTTGAAGAGAGTCTTTTTGTCGATGCCGAGAAGTTCTTCGGCTTGTTGGACCGTGACCCAACCTGGATGCTTAGCCATAAAAAGGCATGTGCGTGCCCCTGCACGTTATGGGACTCAAGCAGGTTGTCAATGGATTTAAGTAAGATTTCATCTCTTTGTTTACAGTGGTCTATATGTCCTGAAATTAGAATAAGGTAACGGCAACCGAAGAGCATGTTCAACTGTGAGCAGGAACCCCTTTCCCTTCTCCTTGAATTAACTCCTAAATTGGCCAAGAAACGTTACCGTCAATCCATATACGATGCGTGGGACCACAAGTGTGGTTATTGCGGGGACCAAGCTACATCCCTGGATCACATTATCCCAAGGTTTCGTTCTGGTTCCAGTAATCGGAACAACCTTCTGCCTTGCTGCAAAAGATGTAATGCAAACAAAGCTAGTTCAAAAATGGAAGAATGGTATCCACAGCAGACGTACTACACCGAAGTAAGGATGAACAGGATTGAGGCCTGGGTACACCAAGAAATTATTGACCTGTTTACTTATAATATTGAGACGGTACCAGATACATTTGCTGCTGGATAATGGCACTAACTTACGATCCAACAAACAAAAAGTGGAATCTGACACAGGAGAAAACAGACTACCAAACTAATTTTCCAACTAACCTAGAGAACTCAGGCACGGTAAATCTTTGGGTAAAAACTGGAACGTCTTCGTATGTTATCAAAGGACAAAATTATTACAATACCGTCGTAACCGACACAGCAGCTCAGTCTTCGTCGCCGGGGCCTGGCTGGGTTAGCGCAGGGTCGGTACCAAGGGACAACGTTAGTGATGAAAGCGTTAGACAAGCAATTAGCTCAAGGTTTGGAGGACTAGACAGTCTTACTTATTTACCAGCAACTCAAGCATTGCGCGATAAAGCTGCAAGTACAGCAACCACTTACAGAAATAATGAACAAACAAACAACTTAAACACCCAAAGAAACCAAGAGAATACAACCTTAAACACTGAGAACACAAACAAAAACAACGCCTACAACACCGTCCTTGCAACAGCTAATTCAACTCAAGGGGGAGACTACGTTACGCAAAGGGAGCAGATCAGAAAGCTCCAGGGTATTAGTGATGTAACTAAATCACAATTAGAGGATTACTTCAAAGCTTTTTATTCAACTGAAAAATTACAAACCTGGGATGCAAACCTGGGGGCAAAGCCGCAGTACGGTGACTTTGATCCAAAGTATTACAAATCAATCAACCCAGATGTAGAGCAAAAATGGAAAGCTGCAATTGCTAATGATGATATTGACATTACCCAAAGATATTCTGAAAACTCTTATTACCTTCAACACTACACATCCCAAGGGAAGGCGGCTGGGGTGCGTGGTAATGCCGCAGAACAAACAACAGCAGCAAACCAATACCTGGAACGCAAACCAACCGATGCCGACATTCAGGCTGCCCGTAGCCTCCAGCTAGGCCTTAATACTGACACACAAACTGAACGGCTCCTGGCAGTGCCACAGGTTTCTGCTGAATGGGATAAAGCAAAGGCGGGTGATGAATACTGGAAAACACTGGGCAAAGAGAAGTTCTTAAACCCAGAGAAACCTGATGAATTCGCTGCACTGTTCCGTTTGTCCCAACGACCAGAAGACAAACAAGTAAGTTTTGCTTACAACTTGAATGCTGGGTATGGCGTCACGGAATTAGAAGATGCAGTAAACCAAGCCGTTGGTGAAAAGGCAACAGTAGACGCAAAGAAATTTGGTGCGTTAACTCAAAATGTGTTAAAGGACACCATTGAACAAATGAAGAAGGCCAAGGGGAAAGAACAAATGCTTGGTCTTATGCAAGGATTCTCCGGCTTTGGAGAAATCATGGACATCAACAAAGAACTCAGTAACAGCATCCTTGGCGATTCTGGGGTTGGTGGTGTTCTTTCTTTTACATCAGGCAAAGCGTCCCAGGATTCCCTGGAGAAAAGCCTTCAAAACATAACAGGTGTCAACAACAGCACTACCTACAACTGGCAACAATGGTTTGATACGGAGCTAAAGAAGAAGTACGAACAAGAAGTTGAACTTGGTTACAGCACTGAGGCAGCAAAAGACACGATCAAAGTTGAAGCGCAGTTTGCAAGGGATTTTATGGACAAGTATTTGATCCCACGTTTTAACACCTCTCGTTCAATCAGTGAATTCACAGAGTACCTTGATGTTCGGCAACAAGAGCAAAACCCGTTCCAAACGCAGGACATGCTGAACGCTGTTAGTCAGGTTGCCAACTTGCGTGCCAATCAGTTCTTAACCGAAGTTCAAAATACTCCCGACCGTTACTTTAATGCCGACTTTTATTTCAATCCCACTGGAGACAAGGCCAGGACTGATGCTTACTCTCAACAGTCCCAGGCAGTAGCAGATGATTGGGAAAAGGCAAAAGCCGGTGACGAATATTGGGCAAGCCAGGCTTATCGCTTTGGTATTGATCCAAATAACAAAGAACAATTTGCGCGAATGCACTTCCAGGTCAAGGGGAAAGGTTTGGGATACGACCCGGCAGAAGACGTATTAAACGCAGGGAAAGTACAAGATGAAATTTACAATAAAATTTTGCCTTCTCTTAAAGAAGAAGCATTAAAACAGGGATCAATCTTTGGTCAGTTTATCACGCCAGAAGAGTTTGCTGACGAGATGTTGCAGGGCCTGGACCCAACGGATAAAGCTACTTGGCAAAAAGCGCTAGATGCAGTTGGTCTAAAGGATTTTCAAGGGGACCTGGGTGAATTTAAAGACTTAGTTGCAGAGACATTGCGCACCGGTTCCGCACAACAAATTAGAGAGCAGATCAAATACCTGAATGAAAAAGGCGAGAAGCCTACCCAAAAAGTTTTAGGTGTTGATTACATTGAAAGGCCCGAAGATTACAAGACAGACTCGATCAAATCAGAAACAGAAATGTACAGAGTTTTTCAACAGGCCGGTTACAAGGGAACAGAAGATGAGTTTTACACAGACTTGTTCCCTGACACAGACCGAAGTGAGCAGCAGCTTCTCACCAAGGCGGGCGCAGGCAGCGCCCTTCAATTAAAAGGACTTGACCTAAGTGATCCATTCGCATCCCTTGGTACTATCCAAGGTTTCTTTGGTGATGAGGACACCGATACAACAGATGAAACAACCACCAAAGAAAAAAGTATCTTTAACTTAGGATTGGATGATGAAGAAACAAGCTACAAATCAAAGACAGGTAGCCAAATCTTGGGTGAATTTACATCAATGTTTAAAGGATTCTGATGTCTGACAAACGCAAGAAAGCCGCTGGTGCTGCCAAGTTGGCAAAAGACAAGATGGCCTGCAACAAACCGCAGCGCACTCCAGGTCATGCCACAAAGTCTCATGTTGTAAAAGCATGTAAAGACGGCGAAGAAAAAATTATCAGATTTGGACAGCAAGGAGTTGAAGGCGCAGGTAAAAACCCAACTTCAGAAAAGGACAAGGCACGTCGCAAGTCTTATTACGCACGTCACAATGCGCAAGATTCAAGTCCCGACAAAATGTCTGCACGCTACTGGAGCCACAAAACGAAGTGGATGATCTTAAGTGGTATGCTTATTCCAGAGTTACTCCACACGTGTCTGCACGCTGGAATCGTGTAAAATGGTGAGTACCACATTGGTTTCCCATGGCTAAACCCAAATCCAGCTCAGTCTCCAAAATTGAATCCAGGCCCAAGCGTACCAAACAGGGGCAGGGGTTGAATTCAAAACCAAATCACGGACGCAAACAAACACGCGGCCAAGGTAAGTAAATTGTGTATGATTGGGAGTAACTAATGTTACTCCTATGTCGGATCTTTCCGCTGCGCTTAATCTGATCAGGAAATACGAAGGTTTTAACGAACAAGCTTTCGCAGATCCTCACACAGGGAAAGATCCGTACACCATTGGTTACGGCACACAGTTTTACCCTGACGGTTCTCCTGTCAAACGTGGTCAACGTTGCAGTCCACAAAAAGCACTGGAGCTGTTATTCCACGAAACAAATATCATTGACACCCAGCTGCTAAAGCAAAACCTGGGCCTTGATGACGGCATGCGTCAAGCCTTGATTTCTTTCATTCACTCCATCGGCTGGGAACCCTTCCTTTACAGCGCCATTATCGATTGCATTGAACACGAAGATTACTGCGGTGCCACGCGGGAAATGGGCCGGTGGATCTTCAACGCTGATCATCAAGTCGTTGGTAATCTCCTGGATCGACGCCGAGAAGAAATCAACCTGTTCCTCCAAGGAGTTGATGCAAATCCCTGGGCCTCTACCGAGGTATTGTTGACAGCATTCCGCAATTACACCGCAGCACCCCATCAGGTGAAAGCAGTGCGACGCTTGGAAGAACTCATGAGTCCATACATCCTGGCAGAGTTTGGAAACAATTTCCGGATTGATGAAAACCCTTGGTTTGATTTTAACGACCAAGAAGCAGATCTTCTGTCCGCCAGCTAGCATTAGAATAATTGCAACACGCAAATGAAGGCTGGAATGGAGAGATCAGTCGAGCCCAGGGAATTTGAACTCCCGTTGGAATTGCAGTTCTCCATGCGCAAGGCAGAACTTGCAGCGCAAGAGATGACATGGGATGAATTGCTGTACGCACTTCTGAACCTCTACCACCAGCGCCTGATGGAGTGGTATGCCATCAAAGATATCCTCGCAGCAGAAAACATCTCGATTGACTTCGACATTCCCACCGACCTGGAATTAGCAGAACTCGCCGCCGCTTGTATTGGCGACGACGAGGATGACGAAGACGAAGATGAGCTTCAACCGTTTTGAGCTTCGTCCAAATCAATAAGGCGGTTGAGGTACCACTGTGCCTTCTTCAGTGATTCTGTCCCGCCTTTATGCTTCTCACGCCAGATATACTTCATGCAGTTGCCCTTGCAGTAACCACGGAATTCTTCGGTGGTTAAAGCTGCCTCAATGGCTTCAATGCATTCGATGCCACCATCGGTGTAATGAGAAGGATGATTAACCACATCCTCCTGGAGCACCGGAGCCTTTTCTTTCGTTAACCAGGGCACAGGACAAATGCCGTCCTTGCAGCCAGAATCGTCTGTTACCGGCTCAAACCACGACGCTTGCGTGACTGCTCCAGCATCTCCTCGCTGGGCCCCTCCAGGTCCAACACTAACGCCTTGGGTTTCGGTGATGCCCCCATCTGCAGGCCCTCCTCCATTGACGGAATATACCCCGTCATTCCAGGCCGTTGCCCCTCGAGATTCAGTGGATTCCTTTCCCGCCCCTGTTGACATGCGACCAAGCCTCGGTTGTACATATCCATTAATGGTACATCATTTGCTTCATTGTCGAGCGGTGCACCAAAATCTTCTTCGCTGAGGCAGCGGGACTTCACTTCGTCTTGAATGAAGCTATCTAAGAAACCTGCGGCGCCATGCATGGCGAATACCCTGGTTGATTTATTGCTTCTACAATGATACTATGGCAAAATTCTTTGACCCCAATTACGATCCAACGGCTGACGCTGGTACGTCAGGGGCTGAGGTTACTGACCTTAATCCTGAACAGGCGTACGATACAGATTTGCGTCGTTTCCCGTCAAAAGAAAGACAAGCTGTTGAATCGTTAAACGATAATCAAGACCGCGTTGGTAAGTTCTTTAGAGCAGCCAAAACTGCTGGAGCATACCGACAAAGAGCAGGTATTGCTGAACCGACAATCCGAGGTAAAACCCCAAGAACAGAAGCAACAATGGACGGTGTTGCACTGCCAAGTATGGGGGATACAATCGGACGAGCCGGAAGTACCGGCTACGCCCGTAAACCTGGATCAAGCTTTGGTAAGCAATACTAAACCTGGGAGAACACAACGTTCTTTGGTTGGTCTTGATACTTGCCCTTCCGGTCCTGGTAAGTAACTGCACAACGGTTGCCAGTGTGGAACAACAGCTGAGTAATGCCCTCATTCGCATAAATGCGATTGAACAAACCAGTGCAGTTACTGATTTCAAGCGTGAGGTAACCCTCCCATCCCGCTTCGGCAGGCGTGATGTTTACCATGATTCCTGACCGTGCATACGTAGATTTACCAACAGCTACAACACTAATGTTGCTAGGGAGCCTCAGACGTTCATGCGCTACGCCAAGGCAATAGCCGTACGGCGGCAGCAAGAAGTATTGGCCACGTTCGTCTTCCCGCAGATCCGCTGGCTTCAAAATGTCGGGATCAAAATTCTTGGGGTCACAATCCCCAGCTTGTACACGGCCAAAAATCAGGCACTGACTAGGTGACAGGCGAATGTCATATCCGTATGAACTGAGGCCGTAACTGAGAAGCTTCCGTCCATTCTCCTTGCTTACTAAATGATCCACAAATGGATCAATCATCCCATGTTCAAGGGCCTGCTTACGAATTTCCCAGTCGGCAAGGATGCTCATAATTCCTTTTAATCCTTTTCACTCTAGAGAAATTAACAGAGAATGTGCCCCCTTGGTTCGTAAATATCCTTAAAACGTTCGATTGCTTTCCCCGTATCTTCCATGGGGGGCAGGTACACCAATAGTGAGGTGCACGTTTTATGCACGCCAACGCCTGTGCTCTTGCGAACTGTTAACGTTGGTGGCGTCCGCAAGATGCAGATGGGAAAATCAAAGATCTTAAACTCGTAACGAATCATGTCCGGGCAGTTGGTAAAGTACAAGCCCTGACTTACTTCTCTCGCTAACCAGCTGCGGTACAGCTTTCGGAACCACACCGCATGTGACGATGTCAAAGTTGGAGAAGAAGACCGTGTCATCTTCCAACGTTCATTCTTTTTATCCCAGAAGTATGCACCACTGGGAGGAAAGACGTAAACCTTGCCGTACCACGTTTGGCAGTTCAATCCATCGTCAGATGGAGTGAAATACTTCTTGGCATCGACGTATTCATTTGCAAAATCCGAGCTGGCAACATCAAGGTCAATGCCCTCCATCAGGGCGTGTGCTGCTGAAACCAGGTCAGAACTTGTGATTAACTCACGATCTTCTGCGTGAGCTTTAATGTTTTCAATTGCCATCAGTCTTCCGATACTTTGTTGTAGTCGATTTCCAAATAACGCATGCCCGCTGCATCATTGATGATGTAACCAGCTTTTTCCGTTGGATCAATCTTTTGTGCGGCATTTAGGATACGCCTGAATGTCTCAGCTAAATCACCATCATTACCGCGTTCACACTCCTCTTGCGCTGAGTGCATCTCCTTTAGCGTCATGAAGAACATCGAACGGTCGGAGTTGTCGGGTTGAAACACCATTACCCCTGGACCTTCATGCTCCCACATTTTGCAATAATGCTGCCCCATGTCACCAAGGATCAACTTGATAGTGGCATCAAGCATCTTGGCTTTCGTTTGATCAAGCTCAGGACCGATCACCGATGCGATCAACTTTTCACGACGGCTCATTTTTGATCAACCCCTGCTTGATTAGTGCTTCCAGTAGTTTATTGGTTGGTTTGTACAAGACAACCATCTTGCCCAGGATACCGCGTTTTTTTACGAGGCGTCCAGTATCATCCTTTAGTTTTTCAAATTCTCCTGAACGGATCAGATATTCTGCCACACAACGTAGCCGTCGTTTAAGTGGCAATTCAGCTTGCGGGAATTTGCCGCAGATTGTATCAGGTGTTAAGTCCTGGAACGCAAGACGCAAACGATTGGCAAGTGTCATACCAAAGTTCGCATCTTCTTCTTCATAATTTTTTAAGTTTTCCAGGTATCTTTGCAGGCACCCGTCATCGAAAGATCCTTCGGGTGGTAAAAACATCTCCACTTGATCCGCCAGTGATGCTGGCAATACTTCCCTGTAATTGACCAGGGTTACAACCTCAGTTTCAATCCCGTGAAATCTGTGCGGCATTATACGAGACGATCGGGGTTGGTTGTTTTATATTTGGTCGACCGTGCACCGGTGTTGCCAATAAAATCCCAGAGATCACTTTGGCGATTCTTGCAGAATGCGTGGATCATCTGATTCCATGGGATGCGAATAACCGCTTTGCGATTGGGATCTGGCGAAATATTGACGTAGTGAACACCTTCTACCCAACCCTTATCAGGAGTCTTGCGTCCAATAGAAATCCAATTTCTGATCGTTTGATCGGATACGCCCAACCGCTTGGCACACTCCTCGGTTGATACGTATTCATCTGCGTAAATCTGGGGATTCAAGATATTTGTTTCATCTTCTCCGTAACGACTGTGCCACATTGACGAAAGGATGTTGCGAATACCCTTGAGTTCGGTGGCAATATCCTCCAAGCCTTTTCGTAAGCCGTAGTTCATGGCGACAAATCCTCTCTATAGATGCTAGTGTGTGTGAAAAGGTTTTGCATCATGGAAGAACAAATTCCCCCTAGTCAGTTTCCGGGTCAACCCACTGGTCAGGACTACTTCATGAATGAGATCAGTCCTGAAAATCTTGCAGCAATGAAAGCAAGAGCAAAAGAACAGGCCATACGGCAAGCTGCGCGAGAATCTTTGGCCCAGCTTCAACAGCAACCACCGCAAGTGATTTATGTTCGGCGTAACCTTACCGTTGCAGAATTACTGGTTGTATTCCTCATTTCTTGTGGAATTGTAACAGGAATCCAATTTGTTTGGCATGGTGCTTCTAACTTGCTGCCAAGGATTGAGGTAAGGGTTAAGTGAGCAAAGAGAACTATAATTAGGTATAATACTGCGCAGTATAAGTAGGTGGCCACCAATAGAAGGATCAGCGAGTTTCCGTCGATTGACGGCACCGCGATTGTTGATGAAGACCTCATGACGCTGGTCCACGTTTTTGAAGTGGACCCGGTACTGCGCAACAAAAAAATTACCTTCAGTCAGTTCCGTACCTACCTAGATCAATACTATGCAAACGTCACTGGCGAAACAATCAGTGGCAATGTTGTAATTCAAGGTGGTTTAACCGTTAGTGGTACAACAACCCTGAGCACTGTCACAAGTTCAGGCCTTGGAACATTCAGCGGTGTTATTGTCCAGAACAATTTAAATGTCAGCGGTACTACCAGTGGGACGACCTTCACTGGTTCCATGGCAAATTTTGTGTCCGGACGATTTACGGACAGAGTATCTGGCGCCACAATCACCGGCAATAACATCCAGGCAACCACGGGTAACTATCAGTCCCTTACTGGTGTGACCGGTGTTTTCACGGCCAGTCTCTCTGGCGCAACAATTACCGGCAACGTTGGTCAATTTACCACGGTCTCAGGCCAATCAATTTCTGGTGCAAACATCACCGGTGTTTCTGGCGTATTCACCACCCAGTTATCCGGCGCCACAATCACAGGCAATACAGTTCAAGCCACAACTGTCACTGGTATTACCGCTAACGTCACCACAGGTAACTTCCAGACACTCACAGCTGCCACTGGAATCATCCAATCGACACTTACGGTCACTGGCGTCAGTACGTTTGTCAGCTCAGGTCTTTTCCAGGGCAACGTCAATGTTACTGGTACGCTCAGCGGCAACACAATTACTGGTGCAACGGGCGTCTTTACATTTGTAACAGGTGTATCCGGTGTTTATACAACACAGTTGTCGGGTGCAACGATTACCGGAAATGTGGGGCAATATACGTCGCTTACTGGTGTTACTGGTGTATTTACAACGTCTGTTTCTGGTACCACCGTTACAGGTAATACGGGACAATTTACGACCGCAAATGCTGTCACAGGGAACTTTACGTCACTTACAGGTGTAACTACAACAGGTACGCTGGCTCGATTTACAACCGTCACTGGCATCAGCGGTGCATTTACATCGTTAACAGGACAAACAATCACAGGTGTTAGTGGTGCATTTACATCACTGACCGGCGTAACAGGCGTTTTTACTACATCGTTATCAGGCGCAACCGTAACCGGTACCACGGCTCAATTCACGACCGTCACTGGCGTCAGTGGAGCATTTACTGTTCTTACGGGTGTGACCATAACCGGCACAACGGCTAACTTTGCGTCAGGCGTATTCACAACTCAGCTTTCAGGTACGACCGTCACTGGTACAACCGCCAACTTTACAAGTGGTGTTTTCCAGAACTTGACAGCAACCAACCAAACGTTTGGCGGCAACCTTACATTCTCTGGTAATACAACAACACTTGGATCCGGCTTTATTGCTTCCGGTCTTAGTGTCACTGGAACAATTAGTGGCATCACTGTTACCGGCACTGCAGGTCAATTCACAACTGCAACTGCTGTCACCGGTACGTTCACGTCATTAACCGGGACAACAACGACCGGTACTACTGCCAACTTTGTATCTGGCGTATTCACAACCGTAGTCTCTGGTGCGACGGTTACCGGTAATACCGTTAACGCAACCACTGGTAACTACCAATCAATTACTGGTGTCACTGGCGTATTCACTACGTTACTGTCTGGTGCTACCGTAACCGGCACAACGATCCAAGGTACAACAATCACTGGCGTAAGCGGTGCATTTACTGTTGTTACTGGTGTAACTGTCACGGGTACAACCGCTAACTTTGCAAGTGGCGTATTCACGACACGGGTCTCTGGCGCAACCGTAACCGGTAATACGGGTCAGTTCACAACTGTCACAGGTATCAGCGGTGCATTTACTGTTGTAACAGGCGTAACCGTTACCGGCACTACGGCCAACTTTGCATCTGGTGTATTTACCACCGTCGTTTCAGGTGCAACCGTTACTGGAGCAACGGCTAATTTCACAACTGCAAATGCTGTCAGCGGTAACTTCACATCACTAACCGGCACAACAACCACTGGTACTACCGCCAACTTTGTCAACGGTAACTTCAGTACACAAGTCTCTGGTGCCACAGTGACTGGTGCTACGGGTGCATTCACCAATATCACCGGTAGTATTCTTCGGGTTACAACTCCTTCTGGTGGAACACCAGCCATTGTTTGCTCCGGTGTTGTTTCTGGTAGTGCATCTGGTTTTGTAATTCAAGGACCATTAATCATCCTTCCTTAATTTTTTGGCTTAAAATAAGTAAAAACAGGTAAGCAACAATGCCGTACGGTACTATCAAGGTTGATACGATTACGTTTACGGATGCGGGCGTAGATAAGAGTGTTTCAATCTCGGGCTTAGTTCAAAACCCTACCTTCACTGGTAACGTAACAGCAACAGGTACCATCTTTGGTTTAATTGTTCAAGCCCCAACGGTAACAGGTACGACTGCCAATTTTGCATCAGGTGTGTACACCACACAAATCTCTGGTGCAATTGTTAAAGTTCCAGCAGGAAGCGCTGGTGCTCCAAGTATTCAAGTGGGTGTTGGCGCAAGTGTGGCACCTGGTTTATATGGTGCTGGTACTGACCTTTTAGGTATTAGTACTGGTGGCGCAGGAAGAATTTTTATTGATTCAACGGGCAGACTTGGGGTTGGCACGAGTAGTCCAACAGCAAGGCTAGACCTCGGGGCTCCGGGGAATGTTAATTTTTTTCAAGCTTCCAATGGCGTAAATAGTACTCTTCGCTTCACGTTTGCTTCCAATTTAACAACAATAGGTAATGCGGGGGGTACCGCAGGGCTGGCATTGGAGACTAACGGCTCCGAACGCCTCCGCATCGACAGCGCTGGCAACGTGGGGATAGGGACTTCGAGTCCTCAAGAAAAGCTACATATCGAAGGAGCGGGTAGACAATCACTTCGTATTAATAACACAACACCTGGCTCTGCGGTTTCTCCTGAGCTTACAACCATTGATTTTTATGGGTGGAGTTCTCAACCTAAAGCTCGCATTGAAGCACAAGATCAAGCAATCAACTTTAACGGGGGATGGCTTGCTCTTAGCACGGCTAACACTAGTAATGTACTAACAAGGGCACTGACGATAGACAACTCACAGCGCGTGGGGATTGGGACTAGTAGTCCTGGGGCAATTTTGCATACAGTTAATACGTCAGCTGGTGCTGCAACAATTGGGGCATTTATTCAAAACAGCAGTCTTACTGCCGGAACAGAAGTACGCCTTGGTTTTGCGCCAAACACAAATCTAGTTAGCGACAACAGGTATTCTTGGATCGGGGCAGTAAATACAGGCGGGTCAAATGATTCTTCTTTGACTTTTGCTACCACTCCTGGTGGTACACCTGCGACCGAACGCCTCCGCATCGACAGCTCCGGTCAACTCATAGTAGCCGCAAAAGCAAACGGTATCACCAATGGCATAATTTACAACGTACCTTATACCGGCGGGCAAGCCAACGGAGTATCGCAAGCCTTACAAGTTGCCACGGGAGGAGCCGCTAACGTTTTGGCGCGGATCAACATGTCAACTGTTGATCTTGCTCTTAACAACAGTAGTTTTATTTCTTTTGCCACTTCCCCTGGAGGAGCCGGTGCTCCCTCGGGAGATTTAACAACGGAAAGAATGCGTATAAGCCCAGCCGGTAACGTGGGGATTGGGACGAGTAGTCCAAGTATTGTTTACCGTACAACAATTAACGGAGATGGTTCATCAATTGTTGGCGGATTAAGTTTACAAAATAACGGCACTGAAACGCTGACAATTGGAAATGTAACTGCCGCTAATAACGTTGATAGCGAGATATGGAATCCCCGCAATGGTTACCTGCGCTTTGCCACAAACAACACCGAACGCCTCCGCATCGACAACTCCGGCAACGTGGGGATTGGGACGAGTAGTCCTTCCACGCTATTAGATGTAAACTCTGACACCGTTCGCCTGCGCACTGCCCGTACTCCAGCATCAGCAACCGCCACTGGCACCGCCGGTGAAATCTGCTGGGATGCCAACTACATTTACGTCTGCACTGCTACAGATACGTGGCGACGTACAGCCCTTTCTTCTTGGTAAGCACATGAATATTATTCTTCATTTGGGAGGTAATCCGGTCAGGGCAACCAAGGCCGCTAAACTTGCTCTGCAGTATCCAAATGCAACTGTGGTTATCTCCTCGGAAGGGGGTGACCATGGCCTCAGTTATTACAATGCCAGCGGCATTGATCGCAGTCGAATTACAATCGACATGCAGGCCTGGGACACCGTCACCAACTTCACTCATACCTATAAGTTGTTGCGTCGACTTGGCATCACGCGTTTGTTTGTGGTCACTGATTCCTCCCACATGCCACGAGCGCTTGCTATTGCAGAGCAAGTGTGGGGCGGACGTGTTCCCATTGAAGGCCACAGCTACCAAGATGGTGACGCCTACAAAACATCCGACGCCACACACATCAAAATCGACACATGGAGAGCCTGGATGTGGCGTAGGTTTGGCATTCTGCCGTACTGGGTTTCCGTAAGGCAAGCACGAAGTGGGTTTGTGTCAACAGAAAGACATTCATTCTTGGAGATTGGGTTTTAACTAAGGTTGGTTAAACTAGCAAACTGTTAAAATAAGAAAAACATTTATCAACATGTCTACTGTTACCTGGGATATTGCACAGCTTGAGCGTCATCTTCCCGATGGAGACACATGCCCAGACGGTGCTGTTTCCACGATCCACTGGACTGCATCCTTGGAAGAAGGCGGTGAAGTAGCCAGTGCTTACGGCAGCATTGGGTTAGGTGAACCAGCCTCCGGTTCCTTTACGCCGTACAATCAACTGACCAAATCGCAAGTCGTTGGCTGGTTATTGGCAGCACTTGGCGTCGATCAAGTTGTTTCCATTGAAGAAAGTTTGAACAACCAGATTCAACAAAAGCTCAACCCGACATCAGCAGCTGGCATCCCCTGGTGATTATTTGCTATACTTTACGTAAGCTAACTGACTGACATGGCCTGCAAAAAGTCTCAACTGGTTTCTGCCATCAACTCCTTTGGTTCTGCACGTGCCACGGGTGACGGCAACCTTATTGCGTTTGCCGCTGAACTTATTGGCAAACTGGTTGATACCCTGGAGTTTGAACCGGAATCCGAAGAAGAAGCCATTACTCCCGAAGTTGTGGCAGAAGAAACTGCTGAGTAATTGACACACCTGATCTAAAGTTAGTAAAAAGCTTTAGGTCGATGTCGATAAAAATTGTCGAGGCAGCCGAGTTTTTCAAAGGACTGCCACATCAAGTTGACGCATTTAACTGGCTCCAGGATCAGGTTTCCTCCTCGGTCCTGGAGACTTTTGCGTCTATGTACCGAAAAAAACCAACACCGCCCCAAAGTTTTGACAACACGTGGGACGGTGTATTTGCCGCAGCAAAAGCAGCGGGCAGTAAATACCCGGAAGTTGTTGCGGCTCAGTGGGCACTGGAATCAGGCTGGGGCAAACACACATCAGGTACTCACAACTACTTTGGATTAAAGGGAAGTGGGTCCAACGTCAACACCCAAGAATTTCTTAACGGTAAATGGGTCACGATCAAAGCCGGATTCATTGATTTCCCCGACCTTTACACCTGTGTTTGCTACCTAGTCGAGCGCTGGTACAAAGACTTTGGTCGTTACCAAGGCGTCAATCGTGCCAAAAGTGCTGAAGAGTGCGCCAGGCTTTTGGTTACCGAAGGATATGCCACTGACCCCAACTACGCAACAAAACTGATTGGCATCCTATCCAAACAAGACAAGCCCTCAACGCCAGCAGTAAAACCTGAAACGTCAGCTAAATTCCAACCCTGGAGCCCATTCACAACCAAAGTCACGGAACACATCACCTACGGTGAATTGACTTTGAATCAAGAGGCTCGTCGTTTCACCAAGCAATATCAATGTGAGACAGCTTTGGAACTGTGTAAGTTCTTAGAAAAAGCACGTGCTGCATTTGGGAACAAGCCGTTGGTAATTACCAGTGGTTCACGGCCGGAACCAATTAATTCACAAGTTGGTGGCGCAAGAAACAGTGAGCATACTTATGACGCACCCTCCAAAGGTGCCGTTGATTTTTACATTGATGGCGTCAGTGTCTACACACTGCAAGACTGGTGTGACAAAAATTGGCCGTACTCAGTTGGTTACGGTGCCAAAAAAGGATTTGTCCATCTTGGGATGAGGGAAAGCAAAGCGCGAATTCGCTGGGACTACTGATGGCTAAAACAAAAAACAAAGATCCACACATACGTGTCAATATGTGTTGGCAAGTTGGTGATGAAAAAAAATGTGCCACACTCTCGAAAGAGGCGGCGTATGCAACACGAGATTGGGTAGAGAAACAGGGCGGATGCACCTGGTGGTTTCAAGCGTTGCCCGATTGATCAGCGATCTTTGGCGCGACCAACCAACAAAGCACCAGCTTCAAGGAAACGATAGAGATAACCAATAAATGTGTCGTCTTTGCGCGTCGGAGTCAGCGCACAAACTAACGAACAAAAAGCGTGGAAAGCAAACAAGATTTCCAGGTAACGTTGAAATTGGGACATAATCAATACCTTTTTCCTTATTCTAAATTGCTAGGCTTATAAATATAGAAAGATTTAAGATCTGGATTTATTCTCCACCTTGGATCTTCATGTGCTTCAAACCAACGACGCCACACTTTGAATTGTTTATCTGGTACTGCAGACTCACACCTTAAACACAAAGAATCGCCAGGTGGCAAATCAGTTACCCAATAACGAACTTGACGGATAGCCAAAGCTTGTATCTTGTTTCCTTCTTGCCCCGTCAAAGATGCCGACAAAGAACGCACTGACTTTTTGTTGCGTCTATTAAGCCAGTCATTGAGTTGACGTTTTGATTTACCGACTGCCAAGCTGGCCAGCCAAATGCAACCAGCATCCGTCCTTAGCCACGGCATCAGGCGCATCTTAAAGATGTACCCGTTTTTCAGTTGATACGTTGTTGTTTTTTTGCGGCGTCTAAAGCGTTCAGCTTCATACGTCATACATCTTGCAGCAACTAGCGTGTGGATTTTCTTGGCAGTACTGATACCAACGATGTTCCTGAGTTTTTGTTTTGGTTGGCCTTTGTTTTGTAAGACGAGACCAAAACGAAAGCAATCGGTAAATCATGGTCTGTTAGTGAGAGGGATAAAGATATCAGGGAACTTGTCCGTGTCCTGGTGCTCAGACTCCCATGCTTGCTGCCATTCTGACAGAGAGTGATCGTGAATGGCAAGAAAATATTCTTGATCATCTGCAGTGTCAACGTTTACCCAATATTGATCACCTTGTTCAGATGGAATTTGGTCACCAATAAACCAAGTGGAACCATCGAGCACAGTAACGGTAATGCCTGGGTTAATAGCGCAGAGTAGTTCGGTAAATCCATTCGGTTGTTCTACGCTGCTGGAAATGACAGTGTTAACAGAAACAGGAGAAATGACATTGATTGTACGGCTGAAATCAATTGAGGTTTCCTGGAGCAGTAAAGCAATATCACCCTCATCCTCCAGGGCGATAAACATTTCGGTTGGAGGAAACTCAACAACAAGTCCAAGCTCGTAATCAAGTGGTTCATTGCGAGTAGTCGAAACACAAATCAAGTATGCACCCGCTTCCAGCGCGTAGTAGCGATCGTCGCCACGGTCGACGCGAAACCTTGAGAAACGGTTGTACAAATCTGATTGTGCACCCATAACCGTACCAAGGTACGGATGTGAGATTTCGTTGTCACTAATGATGGACACAGAGTCATCATCAAAAACTCCACGTCCTTGGATCGGAATTGAATCCAAGTCGTACGCAGAAACTTGAATGTAGCTTGGACGCGGTGGCCCTTTGGTAACAACAATCCAACCAGGGATTGCAAGGTTAATTTGAAACCAATGGTTGTAGGCGCCGCCGCCGAAGCCACCGTTTGACGTTTGGCTGGTATCCTTATAGCCGATGACTTTATTTTGCGGGCCCAGCTTACCCTTTAGATAACGCAGTGAAGTTGTACTAAAGGTACCAAGTACCAATGGATTTGCTTTACTGCGATTGGCTTGGGCAATAGCCGGGTTGCGCGACATTATTTGATATAATTCCTTTTCCTTATTGTAAGTGCGCTCAATTCAACCCTCATCGTATTCAGGGGGCGGTGCTGCTTCCCGTGGATTGGTAATCGTTTGTTTGTACTGCGTGGCAGCTAGAGCATCAGCCTGCACTTTCTTCCGTGCCCTGGCATAGCACATTAATTTACTTGGCTCAAATTCTAAGACGAGTGGGTGAATGCGGCCAGGGGGATAGTCCCTGTTCCAGCTGGAAAGCATGTGTACAGGATTAAAACATTCCGGATTGCCACACACGCGAGTCACAAAAAACTTACCAACATCTCCCCATGCGCACTGGTAGACAGCTTTATGGAGCGAGACGTATTCAGATGATTGCTTGGCGTAGTGAGAACGGTAAGAAGGAAGGCATGCACGTTTGGAATTGCCACGTATGTGCCAGCACTCATCCATGGTTGTGACGTTGATTCGGTTCCAGATCGCAGCGTATTTGTGTTTGTAGTTGGGATCCAGGTAGTTGATGTCAAAACCACAGACGTTCTTCCAGATTTTCTGGACACAGTAGTAACACCAGTGGTTGTCCTGGTCACGTATGTCGTGGTTGTGCGGACACACGTAGCCCCGGTAGTAGCCGTACTCATCGAGGGTCTTGTCGTCACATTGATTTGCATTTCGCAAATAGCGAATGTTGAGCCGAGCGTTGAGTTCGGAAACCTGAGCAATCAAATTTGCCATGTCAATTTGAGTCCAATATGAGATTGGTGGTAGGGGATCTGGAACGAAGGATCAGCTCCTTGCGATTGTCACGGTCAGATGCGACGTGAATGACATCGCTCTCCAGGGGGTCCTGGCCGGTGCGCAGGAAGTAGACAAGCCTGTGGGCCTGGTACTGCCCTCCCCCCAGTCTCACCACGTAGTAACGGGTGGCTGGGACGTATTTCCCGGCCATGTCTCCTTCAGCGTGCCAGCCCGTGGTACAGGCCCATTCCAGGCCCGATGGGTACCGAGTCGACAACCGAAGCTTGGATTCCAAGTGCCAGAGAGGTGGCAGTGGTACACGTGGCCTACCCATAAAACCCGAGAATGCCCCCTGTTTATCTTTATTAGATCCAAATGACACTTTGCCGAAAGTGTCATTATTTGTCAAGGAATCTCAAGTGAGATTGTACTTGAGACACTAAGCACAACCCACCCGTCTCACTGTCTCATTTTCGTCTCGCCATGACTCAAATAATGACACTTTCAGTAAAGTGTCATGTGCGTCACGTAAAGATAAAAGGGGGGCATTCTCGGGTTTCACCCGTACCCTACCCCTTCAATACGTACACCTTGCTACAAAAAATCCCCTGTTTCCAGGGGACCCATCACCTTGGCACCAATCAAGCCTCAGTCATCTCACATGAGACCAGTCTCACGCCGCAGCCCCAACCGTGCGTTTTTCCTTCTTCTCCTTCTTTTTCTTCTTTGGCTTCTCTTCCACTTCCGGCTCACCACCCTCCATCACCTCCTGGAACACCCCACCAAACTGAGACGCAACTGAGTCCCAACTAAATTGAGGATCCGTCACTCGCTTGTAGCAGGCATCGGCCACACTGTTCAGGTACTCCCGATCGTCGTAGAGGTTGGCAAGGATCTGCGCCAGGTGTTGGTCGGAGGGGCAGGGCATCTCCCGTGCCATGTTGGTGTCCACATCCACGTGGTCACAACGAATCAGTGGGGCATAACCCTCAAAAATCTCTTTGGTGCTCGTGTGATCCGGCACCACTTGCGCCACACGACAGGCAGCATTCTCAAAGTTGACTAGCTCCCAGCCACCCCCCTTGGTGGTATTGATCCCAATATCAGCCGCGTTATAGATGCAATTCAGGAACTCCACCGAAACGTTCGGCGGCCCCTGGTTGTTATTGGTCATGATGATGCGACCGTTCGGATCAAGTCCGTTCTTACTCATCTCCCGCCCGAAGAGCGGCATAATCTCCCACCCCTGATCCTTGGTACCGCAGTGCATATAAAGTTGCGTATCCGGACGACCGACTGCGAACTTGGCAAAGGCTGCAATCGTAATGTCCATCCGTTTGCGGAACTGATTCCTGTTGGCATTCAGGCAGATGAAGATGTCATCCGACAGCCCCAGCTTCTTGCGTGCCTCCTTCTTATCCATGGGATAAAAGAGATCTGTATCCAAACCATGTGGAATTACAGTGACCGGCTTGGTGATACCCGCCTTAAAGAATTCGTATGCACCAAATTCCGTAAACGCAATCAACGCATCCCATTCATTGATGTGTGCATCGATGCCACCAATCCAGTTGTAGCTATCCATCGTGAGGTAGCCACAGAACTTAAACTTCTTCTGCTGGTGTAGATCTTGAATACGCCTGTATTGTTCACTAACGATCCAAGGATCGTTCAAGCTGAACACAATATCCGGCTGTTCCTTCTCAACAATCTCCCGAATGCGATCCTCACCAAAGGGCGCCTGCTGGAATCGGTTGGACGCAGGATACATCTTGAAATCTTTCTGCTCATCCGTTGGATCTCCATGCCAATTACATGCGAGCACCACAATTTCAAAGTCATCCTTCAGTCGCGGCAATACTGCACCACTGACACGGCCGAAACCAGTCATTGCTGCAAAGTCAGCAACCCAAAGAATCTTAGTTTTTTTAGCCATTTAAGACGGATTATCTCGTTTTACTATACTCAATTCGACGGAGTAGTCGACCGTACCAACTCTTTTTGCTCTACAGTTTTAGCCTTCAACTTCTTCTTGAGGAATTCTGCCGCCCGATGTGTCTGCGTGGTATCACCACAAGTATAAAGATCGATGGCGCAATACCCAATCTCGGGCCACGAATGAATAGATGCGTGGGATTCAGCCAGCAGTGCCAATAGTGTGACACCTTGCGGCTTAAACTTCTCGCCAATAATGCGCAGGATAGTTGCTTTGGCCATTACCAAAGAAGCCTCAAGCAATCGTTGAAGCTCCTGGTAATCATCCAAAACCTCTGGATCACAATCGTATAGATCCAGTATCAGATGCCGGCCATTTCCCACTACATTGTTGCATCATTCTCTATTGTCTCACCAGTAGGTACAAAAAGCTCAGGGTATTGATCCTTATAACGGTCAGGGTTTGCTGCAAATTCCACAACCGAAGGCAGTTGCAAGTACCTGTCAATATTCGACTCCTTGATGGCAATGTTAAAGACCTGCATACCAGACGCCGCCTTCTTGGAGTAGACGTTCAGTTTGAGCTGGTGCCTGCAAATGTCCAGGAACAAGGGCTCAAACCTACCGCGTGACATGATGCCCACGTTGCAGTTACGACAGAACTCTGCATAGCTGGCATACAACCAACGCGTATTGTCCTTGTAGTAACCGCCAGTTCCATTCGGATTCTGCTGACAGAAGCCAACGTGCGTCATCACATTCGGCTGGAACACCAACTTGTGATCCATCCAATCCAACAGTGGATTAGAACGCAGGCTTTGCTGCTTTTCATACTTACGGAAGAAATCAATCTTCTTACCGGTTTCCATGAGACAAGCACGCATGTCATCCTCAGTCATATCCAACAACCAGTTTACCAACCCTGGCAACAAGGGAGCGAACACACCCTGAGGAACACCCTTGGAATCAAACTTAATCAGTTCCTTTTGTTCTGCCTGACCGCCCTCAAACGGACGGTCGAACGGAATAGTAAGGCGGCGACGCGCAAGGCCAGAAGTGTAATCAGTTGATTGAATAGCTTCATTGGCTGTAATCATCACAACTCCATGATACTGAAACGGATCCTGACCTTCGCTTTGATACTTGCGTTCACTACGGATCCAATCATTACCGGTAATTGCCTTCAGCTTTGATACCGATCCACCCCACCTATCCGCATCCTGGAACAGCAGAAGCTTCTTACCCATGTAGCTTGCAGCTTCAAACCGGTTCTTCTCCAGATTCTCAAAGTCTGTTGAGTAGGTGTTCTGCTTACCAACCAATGCCACAGCCAGGTTTGCATAGGTCGACTTACCGGACTTACCGGGGCCAACAATCTCCACAAACTTCTGGATCTCATAGCGCCCCAGTAGCGTGGCACGCAACCATGCACGTAACACCTGAACACGTTCCCAGCTACCGTGCTGCACATGCTTCAGCCACTTAATGATGTCTTCACACCCAGCCGCTGGATCATACCGATAAGGCATTTGCTGGGTCAGGTGCATCCCCCGATTGAATGGAAGCAACTCCTTCTTCTCAATATCCAACACCCCATTGGTAAACAACAGGTAGTTGGAACCGTCATACCAATCATCAAACACCAACACCGCCTGGAGCTGCAGGTAGATGTCATTCATCAAATTAGAAGTGAATCCACCGGGAAGGTGCAGTACTTGCAGCTTTTCCCGAATGTCACCCATCATTTCGATCTTCGTGAGAGGTGACCAAAGCCCATCACTTTCTTTAGCATAAATAAAGAATTGACCGTGGGCTTGACTAAAGCGCAGATCTCCGTTATATGTTGAGCGCAAATGATCTACGATTTGGCTGGATGACGGGTTCTTTGACGTTTTCTTCTCTTCTTTTGACTTCATGTTTTTTGTGTCCAGCTCCTGCGACTGCCATTGATTTGTCTGAGTGGCATCGGATGCAGCACATGGAGCGGTTACGGGAGTCATTTGAGATTCTTCCAGATCAATTTCAGCCAATAATTTTGAAGCATGCTCTAATGTCGCATCATCAACACTCAGCCCCCTATACTCCTGGGACGGCTGCCACCCCTGCTCACGAGCAACGTGAATCAGTGAGCCAATGCTGCGACCAGAGCCACGAGTAAATGACAGCCACCGCCGGTGACACTCCCCCTCCCTATACTTGTCCGACTGCTTGGACCATTCTTCCCACTGATCAAGGAGTGATTCATCGAGATTATGGAGTGATTGACCGACCGTAATCCAGATGTCATAGTCATCCGCCGCCTCTGGAGGCATGCCCCACATTGCCTCTGCGGCAAGCTTCATATCCCGGTCAAGGTCCACAACACTGTTGATCGCAAAGCCTGGGCCAATAACACGCGTTGTTTCCTTCGCCGGAATCCCTTGCTTGACATTCTTATTGATGATGGCATTCAACAAGAAGTCCGGCATTTCAGGCACAGACTTTGCCCACTCAAACCCAAGGTCTGGAGCCGTGTAGTACCCATCCGTTTCCGGATGCAACCCCATCAACACACCCTGGTGCCGCTTCCACAGAATCTCAAGCTTCTCTTTGTCTACTGCTGCGTGCCACGTGTATTTATTTCGAACGATGTGCTTATGTTTCTCACGACTAACCCGGTATAACCTACGCTCCCTACCTTCCTTCCCACTGAAGATTGTCAGCGTGGGCGGCATCACCTCAATGAAAGGTGCATCGGCCAACTCCTCCACCAGCTGGTACACCGATGGCCCATCAATGTCAATCCAGATGAAACCGTACGGATGGTTGTAGACAGGACCACCGAGTAGGCCGATAGCTTTACATTTCCCGCTTGTCAATTCATCTTCAATTTCCTTGACACTAAACGGTTTGTTCTGCCATCCAGCAACATACGGATCCTTGTTGGCACCAAGCGGAGTAAGAGGCCAATCCGCTGGGATGTAATCAAAACGAATTTCGCCGGGCCGGAGCGAAAGCTGAGAAGTATTAGTCATTCGTTAACTGATGGCATGAGTTCCACTTTAAAGTCTTTATTGGCAAATGCCTGGTCCTTCACCAAGAAAAAAGCATGAAGATGCATGGTGGTGGGCAGATAAAAACAGTCCCCATCCATCGCACTATTCATGCGATTCTGAAGACTATTCATCCACTCACCAACGGAAACGTAGATTTCCATCGGAGGGTTGCTTGGTTGTTTACTTATCCTAGGGCCACCAATCCAAGGACAACCTTACGACTTCCCAGAGTTTTGAGACTCATTAGACCCACTTATATTTTTGTAATCTTCTGAGCGATCAAATCCTTGACACTACCCCTGAACAGTGTTAATATCATATGTAGAAAGAAGAATTAAACGTGCGTCATCACTACACCTATATTAGCGTAGACCTGTCTGACAACAGGATGTACATTGGAAGTCGAAGCTGTAATTGTGAACCAGAAAAAGATATTTCATATTTTGGTAGTTTTACCGATAAAACTTTTAAACCGTCTATAAAGAAAATTTTAAAAACTTTTGAATCTAGAGAGAAGGCCTTTAAACATGAAATTTATTTACATTTTATTTTAGACGTAGCAAACGATCCACGGTTTGCTAACAAAGCACGTGTTACTACGCATGGATTTACATGGCTTGGCCAGCGACACACAGCAGAAACAATTGAAAAAATTCGACAGGCAAGTAAAAACATCCCCCCGGAAACAAGGGAAACAATTCGGCAAAAACATATTGGCAAAAAATTAACCCCTAAACACATTGAAGCGTTGCGTCAAAGTAATGTAGGAAAACCCAAAAGCATTGAAACTCGCAACAAAATTAGTGCCAAAGCAAAAGGAAGGCCCTGTAAAGAAAGTGCTCGTTTAAAAATTAGTGAGCACAATAAAGGAAAATGGTTAAATCGAAAAGATCAAAGCAAGCCAATTACTTTACAAAATACCATAACAAACGAGGTCAGGTATTTTGTTTCTCAAAAAGAAGCAGTTAGAACACTAGGTTTGCAACAGGCATCTTTAAATCGCGTTGCTTTAGGGAAACAAAAATCTTGCAAGAATTGGATTTTGCTTGCCAACTCAGATTAAATCGGCATCGTGCTCGCCGTACTCTTCAATTTGCTTGTAATATTCGTCGACAAGCTTGTACCACTTTTCGTGTGTAACATTTAAATAATTCCTGGATATTTTAAATACTTGAGTTCTGAGGGGAGTTGACACTAAAATCGCGGCTTGTTGGACAGTTATTCCTAAAGTTTGAATAATAGCCAAGTCATATGCAGCGAGCTGAAGAAGGCATTTTTTAAACTTAAGGTGACCACCCAAGAGATCACGCCATTCAGGCGAACCTTTCTCCAGGTCTTTAGGCCACTTGCGACTATAGGGTTTGACGCTGGTCTTCAAATCAGCGAGAGTAAGTTTGTTATTAACCACACCGATAATGTCGGGAGCACCAGCCCAAGCTCGCCCGTCAGGATCGCAACCCCAAACGCGAGCAACGTCATCAGCGCCAATAGTGAATTTAAACCGATCAAGCACAGGCGTCTCCGCCCATAGTACTTCGTCAAACTGATCCAGAATTGACGGCATACCTTGCCAAAAGTCTTGGTACTCATCAGCGATTTCCGGAGTTTTGTTCCCTTTCAAGTACTGCTCCATACCATAGTGGATGGCAGTCCCCCTCTCAGCAGCGGCCTCCTTAACACCTGGATTATTTTTTGACCACATTTCAAGCTTCCGTTTGTTTGCTTCGGAAGCAGTCTCAGATATGATTGTAGTTACAGACGGGGCTGGGCCAGTGGGTAACGGCGTGGTGTAATGCCTTTTGCCGTTAAGCGTAATTCTGGTTGCGGCCCTGTTTAGGTTCCGCATGAGATCCGGTTGCTTATCCTGGACCTTAATCCAAGGATCCGATAGATCTATCTTAGCAACCATTGAAGCTTTTGTATATTATCCTCAAGTTACCACACTAATTATCAAAGTGCGAATGAACGGTTTTGTGTACGCAATCTCTAGCATCCTCCTGGCTCTATTGACAGCTGTGGCCATTGATGCTTATCTGATCTTTATTGCCTCTACTCCAGGACAATGACAGGACTCGATAAGTTCTGGTACTCAATCCGTGGATGGTACAGCTGCACCTCCTGGATCATCATTGAAATTGTCAAGGAGTATCTCCCAGACCTAGTCTTCTGGAAGCCACCCACCCACCCAGATGATTTCAACTGGTATGCAGAGCGTGTCAACGGAAGGCTCGCTATGCTAGCAGTAACCATCATCTTAGTCACCGAGTTAACCACCAAATCTTCCATTTGGAATCTTATCCATGTCCTGTAATCTCACCCGTTTTTACTACGATCTTGACGGTTGGCCCGTAGTGGAAGACATTGAAACCACTGAAGCCGACGCATTTGAACAAAGCTTACAAAACGAAGATATCTCTTATACTCGAGTTGATTTGTAAAACGCCATGACTAGCTGGGACGACTACTTTACCGAAGTAAAACCAAAGCTTGGCGCCAGGGCACGAGGCTTTGAAAAGATCTTTGCCTACCTGGATGAAACCACCAATCCAACCATTATTGAAACTGGCACATACCGCGAGGAGAACAACTTCACCGGAGATGGCTGTTCGACCCTCCTCTTTGACAACTACGTCAACGATCGTGGTGGCAATGTAATCTCTATTGACAATGACCCCAAAGCCTGCGCCTTGGCATCGGCAAACACCAGTAATCTCACCGAAGTTATCGAGTCCGACTCTGTTGAATTCCTTGGCACGCTACAAGGAAATGTTGCACTCCTCTATTTGGATTCCTACAACATTCAAAATTGGCACGATGATTGGGCACCGGCTGCACATCATCTTAAGGAATTGTTTGCAGCTAAGGATATTATTCAGCATGACACCCTTATTGTCATTGATGACAACATCAAGTACGAGGGTAAACGCTGGGGCAAAGGACGCTTGGTCTACGAACTGATGGAGTCCCTGGGCATCGAGCCATTCCTTGACGACTACCAGGTTGGCTGGGTGTGGCAGGAGCTGTAACCCCTACCTCATAGCAGTAAATGCCGTATTGCAAAAGTTGATACGGCATTTCATACTGTTTGAGTTAGTCTAAAAGACGTATGTACACCAACACGTTTATACTTAGAGGACCCCGTACTTCTGAAATGTCTTTATCCAGTCAGGTCAAAGAAGCAGTCAATCAAGCCGCCGAGCACCTTCGTGATGCGCTTGCGTTTGCCGCCAGATCTGAACATCCAATGACCATTGCAACTATCTCCGATCTTCTCGTACGTTTAGAATCAGTTGAATCCATGGATCAGATCTTAGAAAAGTTTGGTCATGGTCACAAACAAAAAGAGGACAGTCCCTTCGGATGAAGAACGGTTAGACCGTTACTTTGCATGGTTGAGTTATCAAATTCCCAAGCCACCCCTTGGGTGGGAGTTGAGTATGAAACCATGTAAGTGGGCTAAAATACTGGAAGAACGCAAACAAAACAATGGCAGACAAAAAGAAACCTGACGGTTTGTACAAAAACATTCAGGACAAGAAGGAGCGTATTGCTGCGGGTTCCGGTGAGAAGATGCGGAAACCTGGTGAGAAAGGCGCACCAACTGCCAAGGCATTCAAAGATTCTGCTAAGACCGCAAAGAAACCAAAGAAAAAATAATGGAATTAGCAGGAAGATACGCTGCGGGCAAACAGAATTCTTATGTGCCCGACATTTTTCCAAATCAAAAATTAATGCATGCTCTTGCAAATCAAACAAATGATTTGCAACTTAAGGATGCATTATTGACATATCAATACCCATTCAAAGCAGCCGATTTAAAAACCAGTGGCTATTCACCAGAAGTTCAAAAAATAATTTTGGATGCCACATCTGGCAGGCTGGGGTGATAGTGTATCGGAGAGCACTAAAGCTCCAGGGTAATAGTCGAAACCCTGACACCTTACGTTAGGGCTTGCAACAGCGGTAAGGAGGATGCAATCCCGGTGTGAGTAGCCGGGATTTTTTGTGTATGATGTTTATGTTCCCGCTCTGCTTTGCATCGGGCTAGGTCGTTAGTCTATTGGTAAGGACAGGTGGACAACACACATTGAAAGTCGGTTCGATTCCGGCACGGCCCTTTATACTGAACATGTTCCAGATGTAGCGCAGCTTGGTAGCGCAGGTGTTTTGGGTACATCAGGCCGCAGGTTCAAATCCTGCCATCTGGACTTGCTGGATTAGCTCAGTGGTAGAGCAGCAGTTTTGTAAACTGCCGGTCGTCAGTTCAAGTCTGACATCCAGCTTTACTCGCTATAGTTACAAAAGAACGCGTAGGCTTTAGTGCCAACAAGTACACGCAGGTTACAAGAAAACCGGCAGAGATTCTTGGAATACAAGAAGACTCTTAAGTGTGAGCACTGCGCCCTAGAAGACTATAGAGTCCTTGAGTTTCACCATGTAGGTGACAAGGATTTAAATGTGTCAAGTATGGTGAATCACGGATACGCCTGGCGCCGTATCCAAGAAGAAATCAATAAATGTATTCCGCTATGCTGCAACTGCCACCGGCTTGCGCACTGGAGTGATTAAATGCTATAGTATTCATAATTCATATTTTAATTATGAAAACTTGCAAACAGTGTAAGCAAATAAAACCCTTAACTGATTTTTATAATGAACCAAGAGTCAAAGATGGCAAGCAGGCAAGATGCAAAGTATGCCATGGAAAAGTAACAGAAAAATATCGCAAAGAAAATCCTGAAATCTATAGGAAAGCTAGTTTAAAAAATTGGCATTCTTTAGATGTTAAAAAGAAACAAGAAAGGTGGATCAAAAGGTATGGCATCAATGCAAAAGATTACAAGCAGATGCTTGATGAACAAAATGGTGTTTGTAAAATTTGTCAAAAACCTTGTTTGTCTAGGCAATTTTTATCAGTAGATCATTGTCATCAAACAGGAAAAGTCAGAGGTCTTTTATGTGTCAAATGTAATACAGCTTTAGGAATGTTAGATGACAATATTCAAAACCTTACTTCTGCAATTGAGTACCTTAAGAAGCACGCAAAATGCTTTTGATAAACCAAGCGGCTTTAAATCCTTGCCCCACTAAATCAGCCAAGAAATTTGCAATATCAATTGCGCCAATTTTTTGTGCTACCGGTTCAAGTTTTTTGGCTTTCATGCCAAGCTCTTCAAGGTTTTTATAGTACACACTTAACATGTTTTTCCATTCATAAGAAGAAACGACTTGCATTTGAGGAGCTAAATCCCGCAACTCACAGGCACATTTTGGAAGATAAAAATCCATTGATCGGATGAACTCAGCAAGAGCATCAAACTGCTCTAGGTGAGCTTCGTATTGTTTACCTAAAAATTTATGTACACTAATAAAATCAGGGCACTCAATATTGAGATGAATTAAATGTGATTGGGTCTCAAGTTCCTTGAGGTAAGCGCAAAGTGAAATGCACTGCTGGATGAATGCACCCACATCACCACCAGCCTTGGATTTAGCAGGAGCCTTAGGTTTGTCCTGGGGCTGAGGAACAGGTTGTACCTGAGGAGCTTCCGCAGCTTGGTACCGTTGGGGAGCAGGAGTATACATGATTTTTTAACTGTAGTTCTATTATAAAAGGAAGTGCAACAATAATTTTATGCATTAAAATAAAAAGATAAAGGCAAAACTCATGACAGCACATTCCCCCGATAGTTTATTTGTTACTTATCCTTTGCTTGATGCACCTGCTTCGTGTGATTCCACTTCTGTTTATTTACCTCCAACTATTGTCACAAAAAACTATTCGTTGTTTGTAACAGTAGCATCAATTAATACCAACGTTGTCATTGCATTAGAAGCATCAATTGACGGAACCAACTGGTCTAAAATAATTGCTAATACAACCATTACAGCTAACGGTACAACTCATTACAACTCAACAAACCACCCGGTGAAATACGTTCGACCAGTATTTGTATCTGAATCGGGCGGCACTGCAGCAACTGTATTATTTTCTCTTGGCACTGGCAACTAAAATTGTAGTTTTTCTTGCCTCCATTCAGCACGTAAGTGGCCGTAGTCCCGTGGCTCAGTAACGCTTACGTCAGCTGCACCACACACACCACAAGTTCCCATGTGATTTGTAGAACAATTGTCAGGCCCAATATAAGTCCCATTCTTATACCAGGCGCCATACTTTACGCCACACTTGTGGCATATCCAAGCTGGATAATCAACTCGCTTTTGTTTCTTCATTGCCTTCAATAAGATCAACTAATGTTTTGCACTTGAGGTAATCATCTTGTGCACTCTTGGCTACATTTGTAGCTGCAATTAAGAATGCTTTGTAGAACTGCTCGGCACTTAGTTCATGCGCAAATTCACAAAGAGTGTCACTGAAATGTTCGATTGCTTTTTGTAGATAAATGTTGTCATCTACCTCGGTAGGTCCAATATCAACCTCGACAAGTTCTTTGTAAAACGAACGCCAGTCTGGCATTTCATACAGGGCCTTGGAGGTGTCATGCAAATTTTCACGTGAGTCTTTAGACATTAACGGTTCATCCATGGAAGCAACAACGGCGTGAGTGCGGTACCACTCTTGCCATTCCTTGATGGCATTAATGGGTTCGTGAGGATGGTCCATAAAAGAAAAAGCACACCCGCATTGTGATGTGCTTTGAAGCAGCTGTGTTTGATATGAAGCTTAAGATATAACTACCTCAGGTTCTGTATCAAGCGCAACCACTGGCAGCAAACCAGCCTCGTATTGACGCACTGCTTCCACCATTTGGAAGTACTTCTCCCGGCAGTAAGGACCTGCCTCATTCAAGCAGAAGGCTTCCCACAGACCGGTGTAGAGGCCGTGGAAGGGATGCTGTGGGTGCTGGCGTCCAGAGCACTCATACATGTGCTCAGTAAAGTCCGCTTTCTTTTGCTCAGCAATAACATTCCAGTTGCGGAGTTGTTCCTTGAGCCAAGGCGTATCAAAAGCCCCAGCAGTTTTAAGTTTGATTGCGAGGTCGTCAGTCATTGGAATCCAGTGCAGTAATGGAAGTGAATACAGAAGACACAGTGGGGCTTGCTTCGTAAAGGAGATCATCAATCTCATCCTGGAGCGCAATCGCAATATCCTGCGGCGTTTTACCACCGAAGGAGTCATACTCCACTTCAATGTCAATTGCAAATGACACCGTTAGTTTTGGCACAGTAACTGGTTCCATCAATAACTGGAAGGACCCAGTCACTATATCAGTTATTTAGAAGTCGTTCCAGCGAATGGGCTTGATGTTGCTGGTAGTAACCAAGACGTTCTTGGATTACGTTGTAGTAATTGATAGCACCATCTACCATTTCTTCTGCCGTCATTTGGCCTGCAAGGTTTTCATTTGCAAGCATGGCGGCAGTAAGGATAACAACTCCAAACTCCTGCTTAGAACCAATCAACGCAGAAAGAGGTGTCCCATCCTGAGTAAAACCAGCAATCAATTTATTGAGAACTGAATCACCACCCATGGAACACCCCGTATAGCCTTAAGTTATTTACCCATCTTAGCCAAGTAATACCAATAAGCATTCATAGCATTTTGATGGAACCTCTTACCAAGGAGCAACTTAAGTTTTTTTTGATCCAATTCATCCGCACGTGTTTCGTTGTACGGCAGTACCTGGTCCTGATCTTTAAGCATATCGATCTCAAGATCATTCATTTCCAGCTGAAGATCAAAGTCTTTCACTGCGTGTTGATGGCAGTTCATCTTGATCTTGGCATCATCCACATTGGATGGCGCTTCAATCTTCAGGTAGAAATTGTCCTGGATACTCGGATGCTTGTAGTTCCACACGGGGTTCGACATAGATTCGCTTAGAACGGATGCTGTACTCTTGACAGACCTTGACCCCACTTGGTAAAAGTTGTCCAGTTTGGTAGGCGTCGCGGATGGCATCGAGGTTTGGGAGTACTTTAGTTTTGGTGGCAGGTTCTGTTCTTGTAGAAAGAACTTCTCCTGACATTGAACGTAGCACAATTTCTTTAGTTGTGGTGACTTGTTCTTCGATGCAATAGAGTTGCCTGTGTTCAGGACTCCAAACGTCTGGATCCGACGAGACTTCAACCGTTAACTCCCTCTTCTTTACAAGTGTGAACTGATAGTTACGGCCAGTGATTTTGTTGGTATCAAATGGCAATGACCGCTTCAGCCAGTTTAACAACCCCTTGAGGGACCGCAGTTGGGATTCGTGGTGACGCTTAGCTTGCGTGATGAGTTCAGTTTCTTTCTTGATACGTTCCAAGGCGTCGTCGTGCGCCGCCATGGCGTAATAGATACGATCAACCTTTTCAGACCGTAGGTTGGCGCAACTCTCAAGCTCTGCTTTTGCCAAGTCCTGGGACTCAGGAGTAAGTAAAGGCAGTGATTTTTCAAGAGCATTGTAGTGCTCGTAGAGTTTGATGACACTAAGCTCGTTGAGTTTAGTTGATGTGATTTGAGTCATGCTTCAAAAGAACTTGTTTGATGTTGGCTTCAACATTTTTAAGTGCACGCCGATCACCAGTTGTGGCCGATGTTACAAGCGTGGCACCAGACGGATGCTTAAAAATCAGATGCTTCTTTTTCCTGATCAGAATAAAGTCGTAGGTTTTAGCTAGTGCAATGATTTGTTTTGTTGCATCGTGTTTGGTCATGCCCAACTATGTTGAACCTTGTTAATCAAATAGGTCAGCGCCATGCCTGCCGCTGCCCACAACAAATCTTTAACAATGGGAAGAACAATGTCAAGGATGGATTCAAACATGAGTTGATTGGTGGATTTGGTTAAGGTCAGTTTAACGTCATGACCAGGACGCATCGTCACTTCTCTGTATGAATTAACACAGAGATGTTATCAGCAAGCGCCTGCACTTTTTCTTTAACAGTTTTGATCTCAAGCATCATATCCTCACGGGAGATAAACATCTTGGGACCATAGGGATCATCCTTGCCTTCAGGATCAACAATGTCCCGTGCTTCCGTTTCAGCAGCATAGACACATTCCTGGAACATCTCCCAGGCAATCTTTTCATCCATAATAGTCTGCGTCCCTGGATGAAATGTTGTTAATAGTCTGCCAAGAAACTGGGCTTTCTTTTGGAAGATCTCAATGAATTGATCTTCTGGTAACCCACATGAATCAAGTTTCATTGTCGTTTAGTGCGTCAGATACAGCAAGTGTGAGCGCATCAAGAATAAATTGTTTTTGTTTTTCTTCACCCCATGACATCCATTGTTCCAGTGAGCAGTCGTTTTCATCCCACTCAATAACAATTGTACCGGAACCATCAGGCTCTTCTTTGAATTCAATCTGTAGGTTGTTGACCCAGCTCATGACTTCTTGACGGCCTCTTTAAGTTGTGGGAGTGAGGTTCCAGGGAATGGAATGTAACCCGCCTCCATCATATTGAAGAACAGGTCCCATGCATCGTTCTGTGTCAGGACTTCCTGTGGTTTGTAGGTACGCCAGTGGCTAAGCGGTGCTTGCGCACCTGACTTGGTGTGAAACAATACGAAACGTCCGTCACAGTTGGAGTCAACAGGAGGTGCGTACCACCAAGCCACGCACTTGTCAGACACACCACTATGTGCAGCATTACGAATCTCAGTACGTTTGCAAAGCAGTTCCCTGTATTTCTGAAACCAAGTCAGGTGAATACACCACGGTTTAAATCCCTGGATCTCTTCTTGGAAAGCAGATAGGTTGTTGAGCTGACGTTGAAACGACCCACACGAGCAACTAGGTTCATTAAGCACCTGCTTTTGTTCTTTGCCGTCGTCCAACTCAGAGTCCATATCAAACGGCCGATTCGAAAACCGAAATCCGTCTGGCGCCACCAAATGGCCCAAGTCCGTTTGGTCAGACTGAAGCAACGTGGTGAGCTTGACGGGGTCGGATAGGTGTATGAATTTGTCTGCCCAGTGGGCTTGGAGTTTTGCATGGGATGTTGTGTGTCCAAGGGCGTGAGTGTAGGTCCATCCTTTAAACAATACGTAAGCATTGTTACGCCATACACTAGGGCCACGGTAATGAGGGCCAAGGTACGAGAAGAAATCTTTTAGACGGTGAGTATAGGAGCTAAACGCAGTCTTAATCAACTGCCTGTCATAAGTCTGCTCACTACCATCGCGACGCACAACAATACAATTGTCGCCTCGCACACCAATGCCAGCAATCTCGGAGTCATCAAAATCCTGGTAAGCACGACGGATGTTAGTACGAGTGTAAATGCTGGCTTGTGCAGCGTTGAGTTCAAGAACAGTTTGAGTAGTCATGGTTGAGTTGAAGGTTGAGTTAGACATGCCAAGAATCTTCTTCTTGGATGTTGGAGTTAGTGCGGCTCTGGACTAGGCGGTGAGCTTGTTTACTCATGCGGTAGGTCCCGTATGCCAGTGCAGCCCAGGCAACGGGAGTGCTGCCGACTGCAATGATAGCAGCACCAACCAATGCCGTGGCGCCACCCGCAATGATAGCAGCCGCATCAGCCTTGTGCATTGTGTACTCCTTAATACATTGTGAAGGTTGACGTTGCATTTAACTATGGAAGTACAATTGATTTGTAACAACTGAATACCTATGGAAGAAATTCAGTACGTACCCCTGAACAAGTTTCAGATTGAACCATCGCTTGACGATAAGTTCTGGCTAGAAAAAATCAAACGTTCAATTCAAGATTGCAACTCCGTAAGTGAATTAAAAGAAATGGCGAGTTTGCTTGCGCAAATTGCAACACAAAGACAAGGCGTAATCAGAGGTCTTGTACAAGACATGTTTATTTTTCGAAACATTGCAATCAATCAAGATGACATTGCTAATCCTCCAGCACATTAGTTTTTAATTTCCTGTACACTGTTTCAGGTTTACATCCTATTATTTGCGCTATTTCCATTTTGTTGTATCCTTGTAACTGTAAATTTTTCATTAAAGACAAAGGATATTTAACACACCTTTCTCGTTCAACCATGTCCTGCATGTTGTCTTTGTGGGTTCCTAAAATTAAATGTAAAGGATTGCAACAACGCCTATTGTCACAAACATGCCGAACCATCATGTTTTCATTTAAATACCCATAGAAGTGTTTGTAAGCCCAACGATGTGCTCTTACGGTTTTTCTATTGCCTTTTCGTATGTGGCCATAACCTGCATAGGTTATATTTCCTAAAAAAGGCCAACATGCATTTAATCCACCTTCACAATCAATAAGTGAAAGTAAATTCAACGAAGTGTTTGGTGAAAGTTTTGGCATAACAAAAGCCCCACAAAAGTGGGGCCAATTAAATTAATCAAAGCAGTGAAGCGTCTTCCCCTGTCAACTCATCGCGAGAAGGCAGGGCTTTGACATCCACCGGATCCATGGTGCGGGACACAGGCAGAATCTCAACACCTTCCTTAATGCCATAGGCACCACCGAGTTTGTCTGAGTCCTGCTTGGCATGAACGTTGATGTAATCCTGGAACATCTCTTGATACTTCCAGGTTGATTCCCGATCTTCATCAGGAATTGACAGACGATTCAAAGATTCGACTGCATCTTCCTGGGAGCTGTAATCAGGAATGTCAAAGGATTCAATGGCGCAGATCTCAACGTTGTTGGCACCGCGCATTTCATTTGCCAGCACAGGGCAGAACACCGTAGTGGCATAAAACTTTTCATTAAATGCCAGGGGGACTTCAGAGTCCAGCGCTTTGCTCAGGCACTTAGACATTTCCTTTTCATACAGACGAATCTTTTCAGAAACGTCGGTACCATTCAGACCTTTCAGCGTGAGCACCATAGGAATCTTATGGGCACGCTTATTGTCTTGGGTCAGCACATACACCAGATATTTGGTACGCACGCTGTACCTGCGCTTGTACATTTCACCTTTGCTGTTGGCAAGATCGGATGCAATCTTGTCAGCCTCAAACAGTTCTTTGACATTTGGGTTGTCAAACGAGCCAATCACCTGGCGCATCCCAGAGGTTTCTTCAACCATCAGGGGAGAACGCAACAGCACTTGAAGGCGAGGCTCAATGAAGTTCAACCCTTCTTCAATCGAAGTGTTGGGAGCCATACCAAAGGTTTGCTTGTAGTTCCAGATGACTGAACTCTTTGCAAACTGATCTTCAGTTGCGGTCCAACCGCAAGTATCCAGGTCAGATTTACGCACAAACCAACCACGAGTCTTGGACTTGTTCAGTGGTTGGATAGTGACCAGGTTCTGGTAACCCGATACAAATTCTTTGGACTGGAACATCTTGAAAGATTCCAGGCCGCGTGTAGCAAGAGCAGAAGTTTTTTTCGTAGCCATTGTGTTGATGTCCTTCAAAGACGGAAGTTGGGTCATGGTCAGTTCGTAGTAAACGATGGATGCTTTTAACGCCATCCCAAGGCGTGACTCAGTCTACGTCAAAAGGCAGCCGAGCTTTTTCTTTGTCAAGGTTCTTCAAGTAATCGTCGTGTTCATCAACGATTTCTTGCATAGCCTCATGAATACTTTCACGGGCATACCCCATTGCCAAAAGAAACTGGATGAAGTGAGACATCACCTCATCCGTAGTAACACCTTGGGACTCAAATGAGATACTTAAATCTTCATCTGAGTGGGAAAACCGAATCGTCATCAGAAAGGAATCTCGTCGAGGTTGGGAGCTTGTCCGTATTGCCCAGGAATCTCAGGCAGACCGCCACCTGATGCTTGGTTCCAAGGATCATTGTTCTCCTCAGCGGTGCGGCCACCCCAGAGGGATGTTACCTCACCTGCCGATGCCACAGTTGTTTGCGGTGCTACAGGCTTAGGCGCACTACCGTCTGCCCCCTTGGGAGCCAAGGTCATATTGACCAGTTGAAGCTTGGAGATGTTACGAATCTCCTGGGTATTGGCATCTTTAAAACGATCAGTAACCAATCGCCCGTGGATCGTAATGCCCGTGCCTTTCCTGGTGAAGTTCACCAGAAGTTCGGCTTGATTAAACTTGTCTGTTGCATTGTTGATTGCATAAAAGTTAAACAGATCTGCCTGACCCTTACCTGTATTAACCGAGATGCTTTGATTGGCAATCATCAAACCATCAGCGGTTGTTTTAAATGCACGTGCATCAGACTGATCAATGTCTTTAACACAACGGCCAGTCAATACAATTGAGTTGAGGATTGGGAATGCATCCGTAACTTCTGCAACAACTCCTCCATGTAGCGAATACGTTTTGGATTCGAGATCATAACGTAGCTTGGCGCCGTGAATGTAGATGAGGTTTCCTTTATGCAGTCGCTGGAAACGCTCGGATTGTTTTCCGTAAATGTTGTATTCAATTGTGGTAGGTGCTTTGTTTCCAACTGGAGGAAGGATGACGGAGCAACGAATTGCAGTTGAGGATGCGCTGGTAAAAACTTCGCGTGGGTTTTCACCCAGTTGTGCGCAGATGCAACAAAAGTTCATGGGATCAAAAGGATAGTGTTACAGCAGTTTAGCGTCATGCCTAGGACGAAACAAGTTACTGACCAGCTACATGAAACATTTCTTTGGCAGACAAATAACAGGCATATGCATCCTCTTTAGAATGAAAAAATCCAAGTGTTTTGTGTTTTCTATTTACAGTTATAGTTGCTCTCCATTTGTTTTTTTGTTTACTCCAAGAGACTCCTTTATAACCAGAAGTATTGTTCTTTCTATTTCCTTGGTTTTGATTATTTAAAAACACATCCGCCTTTCTTAAGTTTTCAATTCTATTGTTTTGTTTATTTTGATCAATATGATCAATCACTTCATCAGGCATTAAATTACCATAATGCATTTGATAAATAACCCTATGCAGAACATAAGGAATCTTATCAATCATTATTCGTTTGTATTTTGATAAACACCTTACGCAAGATTTAACAATCAAATCACTGTGTTTCCAGTAAACAAATCCAGTTTCTTTTTCATACCGCAAAATAGAATTCAAATAATTTTTAGACGGAAGTGCGTTTAGCTTAATGTGGTAAGGCATAGCAATTAATGTACGTCATACCAAGTTGTTCCAATTTTTCCATCGCCTTCAATTTTGCAACGGAATCCAAAGAACTCTTGGGCCTGAGGAAAGGCTATCATAGCTTGGTCCATGATCGCAGCAGTGTGTTCAGGTTTACACGCAAGTTCAATTTCATCATGGATCATCAGCATTTGTTCCCAATCTTCTCCATACACCAGGCCCAAGTTATTGGTAATGTTGTTTTGAATTGTAATAACAACTTGCTTCATAAGGATTGCACCTGCCGATTGCAACAACACATTCAATCCTTTAAACGCTGAGCGACAATACAAATGACGACCATCAAGCCCAATCAAATACGTACGTTCCGCAAGTGTATTCTCAATTTGTTCCTTGAGGTGACGCAATGCAGGTACACCTTTCATGAATGAATTGATTGCAGTCCTTCCTAGTTGACGCAGAACTGTTTCATCTTTTTCATTCGGATCCACAATCGTACCAGCCTTTAATGCACCAGCTCCATACAACAATCCATAAAGCAAACGCTTAGAGATATCCCTGGTAGCCACACCAAATAGTTCCTGGTTGATTGTATGGATATCTGATTCAGGATTAACAACAAGCTTGGCGTACTCACCACCATCCCAAATGGCTAGATATCCAGCAAGACAACGCAGCTCTAACGCTTTGGCATCGATACCAAGTAGCTGCCAACCCATAGGAGCATGGAAAAAAGAACGGCATTCTTTACCGTAAGGTGAGTAACCAGCAGGGACTTGACCCATGTTTGGGTTGCGATGAGCGCAGCGGCCAGTGATACAACCATTAGTAACAACATCACCGTGCATGCGACCAGTGTCGTTATTAACCAACTTGTTCCAAGCGTTGTTGCCATCTACAATTTGCCCCAAACGTTTTTTGACCAACATGTATTGAGCTAGTACCTGGGCTTCTGGGTATGAAAGTGATTCAAGTACATCGTCATCAAGAATTGGATTACCTTTCTCAGTTGTTTTTTCAGGAGTCCATCCGTACTTTTCTTGTAGACGATCAACAATTTGTTGACGAGAACCAGGATTAAATTCTTCATAATGAACCTTGACAAATGGTTCACCCTTGACATAACCCCTAGCCTTGTTGTTGACCTTTGGAATAAATACTGTTTCATGTTTGATTGGTGGAAAAATTTCTTTTAGCTTTGCCTCGATGTCTTGTTGTTTTGTGCGTAGTTCATCCACAAGATCAAGAGATGCATCAACATCAAAAGGAATACCTGATCTAATTTGTCGGTTAATCGCGATAGCAAAGTCATGCTCAAGTTTGAGCGCTGATTGCGGATAGTATTCGTCTGCGATTTTTTGCCAAAGCCTGGTAGTAATAACAACGTCCTGGACGCAGTACTCCAACATTTCCTCAGAGTATTGCGAGAAGTCTTTGAAGTTGATTTTATTATCGGCCAGGCGCCATCCCCAGGCCTTAAGAGAAGCTGATCCCCGCAGTTTCGATGGAACCTGCGGATATTGTTCTGTGTCAAGGTCATTGAGTAATTCCTTTGGCCAGATCAATCGAGTGCACACAAGTGTGTCGATGACCCTGGCATTGTGCGTGAAAGAAGGATAAAGCTTTGTTAGTACAGGAATGTCATAGAAGATTACATTGTGACCAAGGAGTACATCAGCGGTTGCCAAATGAGCAAGAGCATCAGTAATACGATCAGGCCCGTAAGTAAAAGTTTGTTTTCTATTGATGTCATAGATAACAATGCAATGAACAACAGTAGCCTGATCGTACAACCCGTCCGTCTCACAATCGAATACGAGCCAAGTATCACTTGCGGAACTGGGCTTCATCGTAAACGTCGAGTTCTTGACGGGCGAGCTGGTCATCATTCTTGTTAATCCAATTTAAAATTTGTTGCGCACCTGCACGATACGGATGCGAAAAAATCTTGGTAAGAGCTACGTCAGAGTCTAATGGAACCAACTGGAAAGAATTAGTTTTGCTGCATGCATGTACCGCATGCGGTGCCCCTGATTTCCAGGAGACAATGACGTAGCTCATCTGAACAAGAAGATAACTGTCAGATGTTATCGGATTTGTTTGTCAATGCAAGATATTCAGGATATCTTCTGCATTGATTTACCGTACCCAACAAACTTCCCATCCTTCTTACGTTGAGACAACGCTTGAGATGCAGGAGTACCTGCCCTTTGGGACCCATGAACCAAGAGTGCGAATGGTTTGTTACCAAGGCATAGCTCATCTGTATGATCAATTTCAAGTCCACGCTCTGCTGCTTCTTCTTCCGTGTACACCACATACGCAATGCGTGTGTAAACGTCTGGATACTTGGGCAGCATGTAATCCAACGTACCACCGTAAGATGCAGTGAGATAAAAGTTGGATGGTATCAGATCTTTAAGGTTGTACCACATCCCAAGAGACTTGGTATAGGCATAGAACTTTTGCTTAGGGCGTTGCGTGGCAACCATCAGCCATGCCTTGAGATAGTTCTCAGTCCAGAAATCTCCTGACTCGTGGACACGTACCAGTTCTTTTGGTGGTTGCATGCTGAGCGACATGTCAATTAGATCACGCAATAACAACGCTTGGTTTCCATTGCCATACATAACATCACGCAACAGATCCCAGTTGTGCCAGCGTGCTTCCCGTACGTTTGGTCTGACCTCTGCCATGGCAGCAAAGCAGCGGAACTCATCTGCTGTTGTGCCGTTGTGTTGTGGCAGATCAATGATGGAACCAGTGGCACGATCGGCCATGGTCTTACACACACCTGCGTTAGGACAGGCGTATCCCGCTGGCAGCGAGAAGATCAAACGATTCTTGAGCTTGCCGTTGCCGGTAGAAAACTTGAGAAGTTTCATGGTAGTTGAGTTGAGTTGACTAACAGTTTAACGTCATGCTTAGGACGTGTATGATTATATAGGGTGTAGTAGAGCAGCGTCAACCCCGAGGGAGTCAGGGTTTCTGCTGCTTCCCCTGGCTGGTAAGAGAATGACCTTGCGGAGTGATCACCGTGAGGTCACACCCTCCAGCTCTTCGGCTATAGCGATGAGTTCGGCGCGAACAAGTCTGCGTTCAGATGCTCGGCATTGATGCTCAAATGAATCTGAGAATCCTCCTTCGCACGACTCTTCTTCCGGCACCACCTGATCCGCAACAGCTAGCAGCGCGGCGGCGGCAATCGTAGAGGAAGACGCAGGCGACATGTCGGACCAGTCCCAATAAACGTCAGCAGCAGCATCCAGCACCGCCTGCGCGGCGGGGGAGAGAGGTTCAGTCATTCAGGTAGCGTCTCCAGTGCGCGGCGGATAGTTGCTATTTGATCATCTTCTAAAACATCGTGGTGAGCCACATCAAGGATGCCAAGCGCCTGCTCCTTCAAGCTCGGCGGCTTGGGGCGCCTGGCGGCGCGGAGTTCATCAGACCAAGTTTTGTGCCCGTGAAACATGCAGCCAACCCACTCACAGCACGCCTCCAGCTCCTGGTCGGAGCCGTACTGGATGAGGCGGCTTGCTAGTTTCATGAACTTGGCCTCAGGAAAGACCATCTCATCGTCTGGGTCTGCAACAGCAAAACCGGCTTCGTACATGAAGCGTTGCACCAGTTCGTAGGAAGGAGAGTCAGTCATTCAGGTAGCGCCTCCAGGGCGCGGCGAAGATCAGCGATAGCGTCTTGGGTGTCCTGATACTTATCAGCCACATCGCCTATGCGATTGAGTTTACGTAGCAAGTGCTCCTTCAAGCTCGGCAGCTTAGGGCGTCTGGCGGCGCCAAGATCATGCGCAGAATCGAAGTAACCATTTCGGTCAAGCCATCCGATGCACGCCTCCAGCTCCTGATCGGCGGCCCATTGGGCGGCGCGGGTGGCGATGTAGTCGATGTAGTCACGGCGACCACATAGATCCGTGCTTAGCGTTACGGGCACGTTGCTGGCTGCTACGCGCCACTCCTGCACCAGATCTGTCGGTGGGATAATAGGGTGATTAGTCATTGGGCAAAGCCTCCAATGCGCGGCGGATGGTGTCAACAGATTCGTTGGTGAGGATTGTTTCACCAGTCGTGTACCGCATCAGCGCAGTTAGCGCCTGCTCCTTCAAGCTCGGCGGCTGGGGGCGGCGGGCAGCGCGGAGTTGTTCTTCAATCCCTATGAAATGCGGGAAATCTTTCAGCCACTTACAACACGCCTCCAGCTCCTGGTCGGCACCAGCTTGAAATGCCTGGACAAATAAAACATCAGCATGTTCTTCTTCATTAAACCATTTGTCTTCCCACTTCTTTAGTTGATCAGAAGGTGGAATAACTGGGTGTGGATCAATGACAAACAACTTGTCACCGTTGATTTGTTTAGTCATTCTTCATCCTCCAAATTGTCTTCAGCCCAGTCACCAAGAGTTGCTTTCAATGCTTGGTATTCACCCCAGCTAAATGACATACGCTGTTCACCAGCGCTGGTGCTGAGGTGTACATCAAAGCCTTCACCGTTGTACCATTCGGTTACTTCAATGAAGTCATCTGGTTTAGCAAAGTGATCATACTCTGCCAAACAATTAAAACGTGCGTTGCGTTGGTATTGGTTTGGTGTCATTTGTGTTACACAGTGAACGACATGGTGTACATCAATTGGAGTAAACTTTTAGTAACAACAGATACAGAATAATGGATCAAGCACTGCTTGTGTACCTGGCAAACCAAAAGAAAAAACAAACACGCAAGGATGTAGAGTCTAAGCGTGCCATCAAAGAATTAAAAAAACAACCGGCTGAAGTTGTTGTCTGATTCAACAGGCTGATCAAAAGAAACCTCAGGCAATCCCTGGATCCCCTGAAAACACAGCTTCTCCGATGACTGGGAATTGTGCACAGAAGATTCGTTTGATTTTTTCTGCGATCTGTTTGTGTTCTGCTTGGGTTCCATTGGAAGTTCTTAGCTGCAGGTAATGTATCCACGAACGGAGCGAACCGTTCATGTAAATCTTAGTCTGCGTACCCAGCGGCAAGATGTTCCTGGCGCACTCTTTGGCAATGCCATGACTTACCATCTCACGATAGAGATGCTCAGTATCCTCAAAGAGTTGACTGATGCGCCGATAGAAGTTGGCAACATCTTCCGATGTCAAGTCGTCGATACTGTTTTGTCTATTGCTGTGGTCTTGACGGCGCAGGTGTGGGATAACAGCTGAGCCAAGCTCATTGATATCAGCGTAGCGCTGACTGAATTCTTGAAAGCTAAACGAACGATGGCGAATAATCTGTGCAGATATTGCACGTGTCGTGTTGATTTCAACACACATGTTAGCCATTTCGTACGGAGAGTAGTGTTTATGTTTTAACAAATAAGACAATAAACGTGAAACAGTCTCAGTGTTTTTTGCATTCTTAGGATTTGATACCCTTGCCATTTCCACTATCAGGTTTTCTGCGTTGGGGGTGACCCACACTAATTCGACCTGCGACATAATCTGCTGCTTGTTGTAAAAGGAAATAGTTGTCATGGAACTTTCCAATTGCTTGATTGCATCTCAAGCAAAGAAGTCCACGTATCTTACCAGTATGGTGGCAATGGTCAATAGCAAAACGCTTGCCTGACCCACATTTAAATGTTCCACAAATTGCGCATTGATTGTTTTGCGCAATCAACATTTCATCATAATCTTTAACTGTTAATCCAAAAGTTTTTAGATTTGCAACTCTTTTGTAAATACCTTGGTATTTATGATTACGTTTTTTAACATAATCTTTATATTGATCTGGTTTATCTGAATAATATTTACGTTGCAATTCTGCACAACAACGTTTACATTGTGATCTGCGTTTTTTATTTTCTTTTGATATATGTGGAAACAAATCAACTGATTTAATTTCTTTGCACCTAGTGCACTGTTTTAATTCAGACATGAATTTACTCTTTAAAACTCCAATGTTGGTGCGTAATTAAATAGCGCAACAACTTAGGTGCTGTATCCATATTCCCTTGGTTCTTTGGAGCTGACACCCGAGCCATGCGTGTAATCAACTCTTCGGCTTGAGGCGTGACCCAAACAAGTGATACGTTCATGGTCATTCCCCTGGGACAATGATTTGTTTTGTCAATGCATCAAGCTGATCAATGGGACAGATCCTACACCTTGCATGTTTCATTGGAGATTTAAGGTGATCCCATTGCACAAGCAACATATTCATGCGCTTACCACTTTTGTTTAACTGTGTGTCATAGCCAACAATAGTGCCATACCTTTGAGACCTATTACGTTTAACAATCTCCTCAGCTTCTTTACTTACAGCAAACAACCCATGTGACTTGGGACGTTCGGCAACACGATCACCAATGTTGAAGTCGTATTTAGCAGCGGTCATTTAATGTGGCTCCATGATTTGTAGTTGACAATGCGTGACACGTAAGAAGAACTTGTCCCGTATTTAGTTGCGATGAATACCAAGGTTGCGCCTTGTTGATAGAGAGTGCGCATCGTGCGGATGTCCCCCTCTTGAAACACAGCAGAACCATGAGACTCACCACGCGTTATGTTACGTGTTCTTGGTGTGCCAAGCGGAGGGCCTGGCTTCCGTTCTTCATAGTATTCAACAGTTCGAAACTTTGAATGGCAATCGAGGCATCGGCAGTAACGCTTAGTGAATGTATCAAAATGATCAGTGCAAGTAACACGTGTGTTCTTGCTATTGCATTGACGACACTTCATTAATGCAACCTAAGTAACAGCGGTAGTAACT